TTAAGCCAGCCCTATGACGAGGGATGGCGTTCGATTCTTGCTCGCTTGGATATGCTTTGGCGCTACGAGCATGGGCATGATTTGCAGTGGGCAGGTGTTGGCGCAATGAGGAAACGGCCATGAGTGAGCCAGCACCTGTCTACTACACAAACGACCTGATGCGCCGGCTCGTGCGCTTCCTTGCAGCTCAGCACTACGGGCGCATATACATCAAGCATCCCCGCCTGCACAACGTCCACACCTACCACATAGAAGGCCAGGATTGTGAAGCGTGTAAGCTCTGGCGTGAACTCAAGGCGTACGTGGAGTTAACCTCTGCGCCACAAGAACGTTAATACCTATGTGAAGGAGGTGATGACTCACGCCAAGACCGAGCGAGATGTCACAGCCAGGGGCTCACCGAGCTGGCTAATCTTAACGAGTGAGCATAGATGAAAGGACGCCACATGAAGAAAGCAATCCTCTTTACCGCAGTCGTGCTGCTCGCCGGCACCGTGTTCAATGGCACGGCCATCGCTGGCGGACCAGGTTCCCTCACCATCGTAGTTGAGACTTCGCCCCGTGACCGGGATGTGCGCTTCCACTACGACACCAGCGAATCCCTCGGAGCCAGCTCAGTACCAGGCTTCACCCTCACGGACGATGACCGGCGTGATGCGCGGCGTAAGTTCGAAGAGCTGAGCGGCGGGCGCTACCGCATTACCCAGGACACCCCTTCAGGTTGGAACCTGGATGACGTAAACTGTGACGGTGACAAAGACACCGACATCGACATCGACGGCGAGCGCTTGACTATCACCCTGGATGGTGCAGAGAACATCACCTGCACGTTCTACAACACGAAGGATGAACCAACCCCGACTCCCACTGTGGTCCCTGTTAGCACTCCAGTGCCTCCTGCTCCTACTCGTGAGCCTACTGTTCCTTGTGTCATTGGCTCTGAGGTCGTTGTTCTAGTGGGGCTGCGCTGCCCACAGCCCACACCCACGGCAACGGCGACGCCAGTTGTGCAGGTGGCCCAGATACGCCCTCCAGCCACAGGTGACGCGGGACTACTCCCATAGAAAGGGTTGGAATGTACACCGAACGAATGGATCAAACGACCGGACGAATGGATCAAACGACCGGCGCTCCTGATCGCGTAGGCATGGAGGGCATAGTCTCTTATGCCGACCAGGTAGATGCGGCTGCACACGACGTAGAATCAGCCTGGGATTACTTCCAGAATGGCAGTAATGGGCGGTCATCATCCAGTGACTCCACGTCACCGCCACGCTCCAACGACAAACTGGAGGCTACGCAGTCCACCTTACGGGAAGCTGTTAACCTACTGGCGAGAATTGCCCAGGACATTCGCAGTCGCGCATAGGTGACACGGGGCTTCTGCCGTAGTACACTAAACTCGGCGCAGGCGTGATTGCTGAGACCTGCACTACCTCCTTGCTGCCCCCGGTGGAGTCCCTTCTGCCGGGGGTAAACTTTTGTCTAAATGGGTAGATTTACACAGGTTTATCCCCTTGACTGTGCGCTGTACCAGAGTCCATACTCCACCCTGTACTACACGGAAGGAGGAGGTGCCTATTGGCCAAGATTAAAGTGCCACGGCTCAAGTGTCAGCAGTGCGGCCATGACTGGACGCCACGCAATAGTGACGTGCGCCAGTGTCCTGGCTGCCATAGCGTATGGTGGGACAGGCCCAAGGAAGTAAAGGAGAATGCCCATGAACACAACGATTGAAACTCCAAAAGTCATGAAGGAGCGCACCTTTAGCAGGAAAACACTCCAGTGGTTAGCAGAAGAGCGGCCACACCTTTACTCAGCCATTACCGAAGCCTACGCTGAGTGGAAGCGCAACGGCCCCAGAGCCAACTTCTTCCGTTCCTACAGCGCCGAGCAGTTGGCCAAGGCTGAAGCCATTGCACTCAGGAACCTTGCTGATGTGCAGGCTCGACTTGCTCGAATCGCTGCCGCTAAGGAAGGCAAGTAGACCATGAACGACCTGCTCGAAGAGCTCAACTCACTAACCCCTGAAGTCCTCGACCAGAACGAGCTACGTGCTGGTAGGCGTAAGGCCCCCTGGGTCAAGGTCTACAACGAGTTCGAAGCCGACACCACGTTCAGTGAAGGCGTCGGCAGGGATGGCAAACGCCTGCTTGTGCTCAAGTGGACGAACATGCGCATCCTCGACAGCGATACCCCCTGGACTGGGACAGAGGACGAGGACGAGTTCCCCTTCAGCGACCGCGCCAACTCCAAGATGGGCTTCTTGATTAAGAGCGCTGCTACCCACGGTGCCAGCCCAGTAACCAAGCTCAATGAACATCGCGTCCATTACAAGCTGGGTCTGTGGCAGCAAAAGAACGCGGACGGAACAGTACGACTCAATGACAAGGGCTTCCCTGCCTACGAGTTATGGTACTGGGAGGTTATCGGCGTTGGTGCTGGCAACGTGAACGGTGCCAAGCCCGCGCTTAGTAACGAGGACTTCGAGGCCAAGCTACCACTCGTGGTGGGACAGACCCACGCCAGCGCTATCCAACTCGCCGGTGCCGAGGTCGTGAGCAAAGGGCTGCTCTCCAAGCGCATCTCCCAGGTTGACGGCGTGTACCAACTGGTGAGTGCGTAACTCACCCCCGCTCCGCTGGCCGCCACGCAAGTTACGGCCAGGGGGGTAGGCAAGGTCGCGGTTGTGGCTGAATCGTAAGTCAGTCAACCCTACCAAGGAGTTCATTCGGTCGGGCTTTGTCACCATAAATGGGGGGTTAAAGGGCTTACTGTATACCTCGGTGGGGTACAGCCAGCCTCCCTCCACTTAGCAAAGGATGCATTAATGATCGTAGAGCCATCACCTCATCTCCATGCTGAAATAATCCAGCTACTCAAGGATGAGCACCAGTTGACTGCTCAGCGTACAGGGATGCACGTGAGCGACCTCACTCACTGCCTCACGAAGTCATACTGGAACCGCGTTGACCCTGCGCCACCCAGTGACGACGAGGTCCTCTACTGGAGCATCGGCTGGGCAATGGAGCGTGTGCTTATCTCGCGTCTGCACATGGAGCCAATCATCCTGGACGGCATCACGGGTACGCCAGACTTCAGCATCGATGGGCTACCTGCTGACCTGAAGACTACACGTATGCCACCTGAGTCTAGCGGTGGATGCCTCGTGTGTGGCGAGCCCTACGCCGGGCACACAAAGGGTAAGAACGGCCACGCCTATGAGAAGTCGCCGCCTGTGCCCTTCAAGTTGCCAGAGACATGGGTGAGGCAGTTCAAGGCGTATCGCTACATGCTGAACCGGACGGTCAAGACAGTCAGCTACGAATGGGTGCCGGCAGCGCTATTTGGTACTGAGCGAAAGCCATTGAACCAAAACACCTTTGCCGTCGTCATCATCCACCTTGTCCAGCCAGCGGTCCAAGTACTCACCCTGCACTTTACAGAGGGCGAGCTTGAATCCCACTGGGCCTGGATGGTAGACCGGAGCAACGCACTGGAGTCCATGTTGTCGCAGCATGACCCGATGGAGTACATGTGGAATGAGCCCTGGGAGTGCACCAACTGCGCCTACAGCCTGCGCTGTGGGTTGGCAGCTAGCTTGCAAGGAGTGAGTAAGTGAGTTGGCCTGAAGCTCTCGTATACATTGTCTGCATTGCGGCCGGTGCTGCCGTTGTTATTGCATTCATGAGGAGTGAGTAAATGAGTCGGTTCTTCCTCGTGTTCGGTGAAAACGGTAGTGGTAAGACAACTTTTGCCCTGACCGGCGACAAGCCGATCAATTACTACGAGTGGGACAGCGGCTCATGGGAGCGTGCTGCTACCTCGATGAACCTGGGTGAGGGCGACGTCCAGGTACGCCAGTATTACGCACCACTGACCAGTCTGCTTGACCCGGGACGTGTCTCTGTAGGCGACAGAGGTGGCATCGCGCCTGCTACCGCACACGTACTTGAAGGCTGGAACGACCTATTCTGGGGATTCGTCAAGGACTACCTGGGCGACCTCAAGGGCGCAGGCTACCCGGTGATTGATACGAGCACGAAGCTCTGGCTCGCTGTACGCCAGGCATTCCTTGAACAAGTACAACAGGCTGCCGGCCCTGAGCGTGAGAGGCTCAATGCTCTCCAGTACACGGAGCCGAATGCCCGCATGAGCCAGATAGTCGAAGCTGCCAAGGCGCGAGGGAAAGACCTAGTGATGCTGGCCCATGAGGGCGAGGTCTACCTCAACGACAAACCCACGGGCATACTCAAACCAGACGGCTTCAAGGAACTGCCCAACATGGCGGACTGCACGCTGCGGTTCAGCCTGCGCAACAAGAAGCCCCTCGCTGTCATCTACAAGGCAGGCACTGGTGGGCTTGAGCTCGTAGGCCGGGAGATAGAAGAGCCGACGTTGCCCAACGTGAACGCCCTGCTCGATGCAGCGATTAAGCTGAGACGCGCGGGTATGCCCCTGCCAGGTTCGAATGATGATCTGTTGGCACTGGCGGCTGCACTCTAATGAGCAGCCACCTTGAACAACACCACCGTTGCACTTCTGAGTCATTAACATGGGTAGAAGATTCTTCTAACCCAGCACAGCCATTGATGCTGCAATGATCTATCTCGATACCCACGAGTCCATTGAGCTAGAGCTACTGCTCTCTCAATGCGCGCCGGTGGAGCGCGCCTTACTCAACCCTGAACGTGGTGACGTGTGGTGGATAGATGCACAGGGCAGGCAGGTCAGCTTCGAGCTCAAACAGAATGGCGAGCTGCTTGGCTCCCTTGAGTCCGTCGAGGAGCAGTTGGCCCGTGAGATGCAGAACGTGGACTACCTGGGCCTTGGCATTCGTGGCATCATCACGCCCACAGTGAGCGGCTACTGCCAGACCTGGAAGGTGGCAGACGGCAACCCCAACATCATCCGCAAGGCGCAAGAGTATCGCCATTCATACAAGGGGCTCAGGGCATGGCTGGCGCGACTTCAGGAGTTAGGCATTGTGGTCATTGAGACGCCAGATGTCCACTCCATGGCCATCGCCCTTATTGCCCAGTATGAGAACTCGCTCAAGGCCGAGCAGGACCACCACACCTTCAAGCGCCTCATCACTACGAAGGCGTGGATCGCCGAGCTGGACACAGACAAGGCGCGCTTTACTAAGCAGCTCATGGCCATCGTGCCCGGCTGCGGTGAAGACATAGGTCTCGCGCTAGCTGACGTGTTCCCAGACCTCGCCACACTGCTCAATATCGTGGAGAGTGGCGCTGAGGATAAGGTGGCAGGCGTGCCCTTAAGGTTGAAGGAAGGGGTGCGCGGACGTACAGTGGGGCCGGCGTTTGTAAAGTCACTGAAGCGCGAGGTTGGACTATGAACACTCGGCGTGGGTTTCTTAAAGGACTGGTTGGGCTGCCTGTGGCTTATGTTGTGGGGGCTGGTTTCACTGCCGAGCAGCCACCTACCCTACACAAAATAGGCAAGATAGCTGCTCGCTTTCGAATTGATGGGGGTGAATGGCAAGAGGTAAGCATCCCTATCATGGCCGACACGGCAGGACACCACACTGCAGACCTTGACTACATCTATGTGGAGATCACTCCAGACTTGAACTTGCGCTCAATGGGATTCAAGCCATGAACACTGCCACTCAAGAGTTGGTCGTCAACAAGGCAGGCCAAGAGCGCATACGCAGGACAGCAGTATGCTCGACTCACGACCAGCGCAGCCACCAGTTCGTAGGCCCTGTCGCGCTCGGCTGGATGTTCGAATGTAGCGAGAACAGTGTCCACATGCGTCACTACTTCGTTGTTCACCCACCCAAGGACGCGCCCAGGACCGAGGCTGATATCGTCTTGTGGCTGGAGAGCAAACGCCAAGCTCGCATTAATAGTAAGGAAGTGAGGAAGCGCGGTGCCTGAAATAGTAACTGATTGGTGTACGGTCTGTGCATATCCTAAGCCTACAAGCTGCGTAGTCTTCAATGACGAGCACGTTTGTATCGCCTGCATCCAGGATGCATGTGAGCTACTCGGCATCTCCCTTTCTGTGCCAGACGAGCCAGAAGAAGCCGAACTCGTAGAAGCATGAGCTGCGCCCATCATGTTGCCACTCAGATGATTCAGCGCAGGCTTTCCATATGGCAACCCGCTTCATGGACCCAGGACGGAAAGTTCGTCAAGTACATAGGTCAACCAGTCCGGAAGTGGCAATATCTAAACTCTTGTGAACACTGGGTTTGGGAAGATGCCAATCACTGTGGTGAATGTGGCAGTATTTGTGATGTCCAAGGCGGGCCACCTCATTTGAGAGGAAAGAATAATTGACCACTCATATGAACTGCGCCCATCATTGGGTACTCGCCACACCCGCTGGCCCCATGGTTCATGGCGTCTGTGTGCTCTGTGGAGCTGAGCGCGATTACCCTACGACCATGGACAGCGACGACTGGAAGGATGTGCGTAACAAGGGCCGTGCTGCCGCGAAGTTGGCAAGAGAGCGCAAGCAATTCGAGTTGGGCTAGAGCGCCTGGAACCCAGGTTCCAGACCTCCTGGATGTGATATAGTCAGCAAGTCGAGGGTGGCTCGACGGAACGGAAGGGGCTGCCAAGCGGTGGCCTCTTCGCTTATAGAAAGGGACAGAGTGAACACAAGCAGAATATCGAGATCGCAACGGTTCACAGTGCTCTTCAGGGACAAGTTCACCTGCCAGTATTGTGGACGTAAGGCACCAGATGTCATATTGCAGATTGACCACAAGGTCCCGCATCTCCTCGGAGGCGCAGATAGACTGGAGAACCTAGTCACCGCCTGTGAGGACTGCAATCAAGGCAAGGGCACACTGGAGATAATCGCGGACCCGCCGCCGGCTTATGTTACGCCGGTAAGTCTGACACCTGAGCAACTAGAGCGCCTTGAAGCTGTACCCAGCAGCACTGTTTCAACTGAAGAAGTCATGCGCCTGCGCACTGTAAGTGGGTCATGGACTCGCAAGACACTGGAATCATGGGACGTGCCATGGCCACCGCCGCGAGGATGGAAGGCCAAGCTTACTGGTGAGATGGACCCGCCAAGCGAAGCTGTGCCATAGGCTTTGCGCAGTCCCCTTCCGTTCCTTCCTGGTGGGGGGTCCGACTGCGGCGTTAGCCGCGCGAAGAGCTAAGTTGACTGTCCACTCTTGAACAGGAACGCTGTGAGGGTGAGGAAGTTGCCGATGCACATCATGATCACGGCAACCTGGTCACCGGTGAAGCTGACGACGCCGGCTATCTCCAGCACGGGGAACACGCTCTGTACGAAGGCGATGATGGCGGCTCTTAGTTTGTCATTCATCCGTTTGCTCTCCTGTTCCAGTCTGCAATGATGGCCCTCTGCCAATCTACGAGGTCGGCCAGGTTCCAGCCTTGAGTGAGAAAGTGGCCAAGGTCTATTACGGTCTTGAGCTCTTCGAGTATGGATGATTCCATGGGCGCTGTGAGCCCATTGAGTAGCCTGTTCCAGTCGAAGAGGGCACCTGGGTCACTCTTACCTACGCGCTTGCCTTGGGGGGTCTCCTGGTGGCCTATGAAGCCGTGCATGAAGTGTTGTATTGGTACGCCAAAGTCCTCGACGTAGCCTCTGCACACGGCGACCAGGGCGTCCATCTGCGCATCCGTGAAGCCGTCGCTCTCTACGCCCTGTTCAAGCTCTATGCCCCAGTGAGTGGCGTTGTGCTCACCCGCGTGCCAGGCCACAAGGTCGTCGGCTACTATGCGTGCCTTGGTGCCATCGCGCCCAATGACCCAGTGCGAGCTGACCTGAGCGGCTGGGTTCTTGAACCAGTTGAGCGCGCCCTCGAACTCACTGGGGTTCATAGAGACGCTACTGCGTGTGGAGTGAATAACTACGCCCTGCCCACTGGGCTTCATGTGAGAGAAATGGGGTGTAGTGCTTACGACGTCAGGGGTTATCACGTGGAAATCTCCTCTGGTAAGCCTAGTTTGCCCTCGATGCGAGCTAGGCGTTGGGCGATAACTGAGCGCGCATTTACAGCTTCAGTGTAATGGGCCTCCACCTTGTCGCTCAGTGCATTCTGGGCAGAGTCGTGTCTTGCGAGCTCGGCGCGCAGCGTGCCTGCGCGTGGGTCGCTCTCTGCGCCAATGGACATTTCCACGCGCTCGACAGCGGCGAGTACATGGGCAACCTTGCGCACGATGTAGTAGACACCGCCGATGAATGACGCTGCAAGGGTGAGCACTTCAATGACCACTCGCACAATCTCAAGGTCTGTCATGCGGTTGCTCCCGGTACAACGCGGAATGTAATCACGGCACTCTCTATCTCCTGCCAGTCACTCAACGTGGTTGAGCTACGTGGCTTAAACTTGATCTGCGTGCGCTCAGGGAGCCAGGCCATGGGCTTATCGTACCCTGCGCCCAGCAATCGCTGCACGTTCTTCGTGTTCTGCAAGGTCGCAAGTCGGCTAAGGATGTTCTGCAAGGGCTCGTGCTGTTGGTCAGCGGGCAGAACGAAGCTGACTTCTTCGTAGGCCGGCCACTGGCTAACGAAGGTGAAGAGCACGGGTAGCAGGTTAGGCGTCTCAGCGCTTGCTGCCTCATGGTCGCCTATAAGCCTGATGCAGAGCGTGTCGAAGGTCACGCCGGGGTCAAGGCTGGTCTTGATGGTGGAGTCCACAAACGTTTCAGCTACCGCGTTGAAGGTGATGTCTACTTCGGCGCTGGTGATGGCGGTGTCGCGCCCGGTGTCCACGAGCACACGCAGGGAGCCGTAGCTCGTGTCGTCGTCTATCCGTAGTGACTGGCACGTCACCTGGGTTAACGTCTTGAGCATCTCTGGTGGGCCACAGTCGAGCTGTACGACCTGCACATAGAGTGGCCCATCCTGTTTGACTACAGCAGTGTTGGTTAGGTGTGGGTCGTTAAAGGGGTCAGGTGGCACAAATTCACGGGTCACACTCAGTGATGTTGCGTCTACAGGTATGAAGCGATAAACAAATCCTTGCCCTGCTGGGTAAGGCGTTTCAGCCCAGTAGAGAGGTGTAATGAGATTGTAGCTTTGCGCTTTAGACTGCTGCGCCCAACTCGCGTGCCATTTGCCATCATGGTAGAGCCAGCGCTGAGGATCGAGCCCGCAAGTGTCTACGATGAGCACATCGTTAACTGCGAACATCTGGGTAATCTTGGTTGCGACTGAACCACTTGATGGATGGTTCACAACTGCAGGAAAGCCTAAGTCTCTGGATAAGCCGTCAGAGCCAACAATCACAACTTGATTGTAGTTGTTGGATTTGCCTCCACCAGCTACGGCGACGCCACCAAGGTACGGGCAGGCAAGTCCTGCATAGCTTAGTCCAGTTTCTGGGTAGCTGATGGAGCCCACTCCTACGCTGGCGATGTCAAAGTAGGCAAGTACGCGCTTTTCAGTGATGGCCGTGGGGTCGTTAGTGCGCTCGGGCACGATGCCTACGATGCGATGGGAGTTGTTGGGTAGGGTAAAGAATGGCCCGCCGCCAGTGGGAAAGCTCAGCACACTCAGCGGCATGTACCAATAGACCGTGATGCTGATGTGGTCGAAGGTCAGCGCGTTCGCGTCGAGGTTGGCTTGCACGATGAGGCCGAATCCTGGGTTGTTGATGTTCGCTGCCGTCCATGTCGTGCCCCATACGTCGGTGGCAGAGCCGTAGCTTACGGACTCGTCGGTAGTGCTGTACTCTAGATTGTTCGATTGCTGCTTGTTGTCGCCCACGGCGGTGAACGCCTGCATGAGCTGGATTGTCGAATCGTCCGCGTTGCCAGCGGCGTTACTCTCGGCTCGCTCTACGGTGGCGACGATGCCGCTGATGATGGCGTTGCGTGGCAGGCTAAACCCGTAGCCGTAGGTCCATATTTGCGTAGTCACGTCATCTGCGCCCGCGCCCGTTTGCCAGGTGGCGGTCGTGTCCGCGTCATCACTGGCGGTGATGTTGCTCAGGCTGACGAAGTATTCGCTTTGGGCTGTACGCTGTGTGTAGTTACCCACGGATTTGGTGACAGACTGAAGAGTAAGGCCGCGCTGATACCAGACTGTGAGCGCGATGGCGTCTACACTTATTGTGGCATTGCCGCCCGTTGCACCTGATTTCTCGAAGGCCACACCTACACCAAAGTCAGCATCGTTGACGATGGTGGGAGTAAGCGCCTCGCCCCACATTGAAGTCTGTCCACCAAATACACTAGCTTGCACGACATCTGTAATAGGCGTCACGTCTGGCGGTGAGCCTATAGCTTGATCCTCACCGAAGAGTGCTGCACTGGCATTGAACAGGCGCACGCTTTTGTAGTTCATATCGGCAAGGTTGCCGGCAGCGGGAGTATCTGACTTGGCAAACACCATGCACTCAACACCCACTACAAGGTCAGTAGACGCCAATGCGAAGCCAAACGTGTCGGCGTAGAGATAATTGCTAACTTCGTTGTCATCCAGTAGCACGGTGGCGAAGCTGCCATCTAGTCCGCTGTTGATGTTCGTAGGGTTAGACCAGGCAATGGTGCCGATGCCTGTATTGTTCGCGCCCACGGTGGCGAAGGTCTGGTTAGTCGCGTAAGTCGTACTGGTGGGATTAACGCTCGTGCTCAGGTCAAAGGGCGTGGGCATCGTGAGTAGGGCGTCAGTGTCGTAGACGTAGCCCACCATGTTGATGCCGCTAAACGTGCCGATAAGCACATTGATACTCAGGTCACGAATGTAGAGTAGACCCCAGCATGAATCGCCACTGGTGTAGGTGAATATCTGCGTCCAGGTGATACTGTTAGCCGTGGGGTCAGTTGTGCCGCGCACACCATCAGTCGTGCCGTCCATCGCGCCGATGGTTAGGCAGCGCGTGGAGTTGAACTTACAGTCACCTATCGCGCCCACATTATCAGTGATGTTGTCGTTTGTTGAAGGAACAATGAGCACGGGGCTAGACGTGCTCGTGTCTTTGACTAGGTAAGGGCCAAGACAAGCATACCAGCGCTGATTGTAGTTAATGCCATGGACTCGCTTGTTAGCGGCGTTGTATCCACTAAAGTCAGCAGAGATGAGCGTAGTCTGATTGGTCGCTTTATAGGGCAATGCAGCAACTCCTGGCACATGACACTGAATGCCCTCGTTGTACCAGACGTGATGTTTATCCTTGCGCCAGTCGCCAATCGTAGCTGAGTCCCACAGGCCGCCACTGAGGTCGTCAATAACCAGGGTGTTAATGCCTACGCGGGAGTCATGCTGTGCGTCCTGGAAGTGGCGTGGGGGGAACTGCTCGACATAGCGTAGGGGGTTAACGGCGCTGGCCTTGAAGTTGACCGCGCTGGTAGTTGTGCCCCACTCGATGTTGACTGACGGCTCATTAGCCAAGTGTGATATACTCCCTTTGTTGCGCGAGGGTGAAATCTATGGCTGTGAACATAGTCGAGTAGTCCTCTACTTCACAGGCGCAACCACGGGGCGGCACCGTATGGTGGCCGCTCCTCCATTTAGTCAAAGTCTACACCTATATCATTGAATCCGCGCTGGTTGTGCCAGTCCTGCAAGTCCTGCAAGTTCTCCCACTCGCGCCCCTGGAAGTCCAGGTCGATCATGGTGCCCATGATGCGCCCTTGGTCACCACTGACGAGTGACTCACCGGCTGCGGGCACCCGCTCACGGGTGATCCTGTTGGCGAAGGGCTGAGTAGGCGCACCATTGAGGACGCGCAATCCTTGTAGAGCCATCTCGCGGTTGGAGGGTAGTCCATTGAGCAGTCGTACAGTGCGCAGACGGACGTGGCTCATGCTATGCGATGAACAGGAATGCTGTGAACACGAATAAAGAAAGCGTCAACGACTCCCTTGGAGGTAACATCGCTATAGACGCCAACCATGGTCTTGCCGTGGGCAACGACCATATCGTCCTTAATCGCAATCCATTGCCCTGCGTATTGTTCGATAAGCTCATCTATGTGCTCCGCGTGCCAATTCATATATTCACTCCGCCCATCGCACCCTGCCAGCGCATCAGCGTAGGTCGCTCGGTACGCCGTGCCAGCCAGCGCTCCTTGTACTCACGCTCACCCAGCGCCTCCAACTTGCTCCACTTGGCCACGTCTGCGCCATACCTGCGCCCCAGAAGTATCTTGCTGTAGGCGGTGAGCACATGCGCTGGCACCACGGTCGTATCACTGTCTGCTGTGAAGATGGTGCTAACACCATAGGGGGCGCTGGCAGGGCACTCTACCGTGAGGAATACAGGCTCACTGATGTAGCACTGGTTAATCATCTCAAGCCAGGTAGGATTGGCATCCTGGTAACGGGCACTAAGCCTGTAGTCGGCGCCCTCACGCAAGCTGGTGTAACTCAGCGCTGCTGCAAGATACTGGTCATCACCCCTACCAGCCTGTCGTAGCTGAGCAAAACTCACAGCCTTGAGCTTAAAGCGCTCATCCAGCCATGTGGGTAGCTTGAAGTGGTTGCTCCAGGTCTTGATAATCCATCCAGCCTGTACGTCTGCCTGGTCATTGTTGGTAGTGCCAACGAAGCGAAGGATAACGCCCTCGTCGTCAGTGGCCATGCTAAATACCTTACGCGTGATTATCCAGTCCTCCTCAGTGACACTGATGTCCTGCGAGAGTGTGTTGCTGGATTGGTCCATGTAGCGCACGGTCCACGTGCCGGTGTCGGCCTTGAGGATGGCGAAGGCTATGACCTGTCCGCCCTGCTCGATAGGCACAGTCGTGGACGTAGCCGTACCACCGTCTGCTGTAGCAGTGAGACTCATGTTGCGGGCACCGAACATCAATTGTGCGGCTGTGGTCTGCTTGGCAATCGTGCAGTTAGAGGCTGTCCATGCTGTGGTTGCGCTGTCTTGTGTGTGCCAGTCGTCTGGCCCATGAGCGAGTGGCACCATGCATTCGATAGGTATGTACTCCAGCGCGTCGTTGAGGATAGCCTTGATCTTCGCCACAGGGATGCGTAGGAGATAGAACGTGGAGCTGGTATCTGCTGTGTAGTTCGCGCCCAGGTTGGTGATGGTCGCCGTGCCGGCAGAGACACTCAGTGTGCCTACGGGACGTTCCTCAGTGTTGTCACTCGCGTAGCCGAACCAGCCTTGAAAGCGGGTAGCCGGGCCGTTCGCACCTAGCTTGACTATCTCCGCGTCAGTGGTAGTAAGTGAAGTCGTGCCTACGTTGGCCGTGAACTTGTAGCCAAGCGCACCCTCCTCGATGTTGAGGGCGGTCACCTCGTCAAGAAGTTGGTCGAGCGCCACCAGGAACGTAGTCGTTGGCACTTAGCTAACCTTTGACCTTCTTCAAGTTGGGATTCTTGCGCTTGGCAGCAGGACTGGCCTTGCGTGAGGCAGCAGCTACGATGGCCGCGCCTTTCTTGTAGTTGCCCTTGCCAGCGGACATCGCCGCAGCCTTGAAGCCCATTCCTTTAGGCATAGCTACATGCCCTTCATGGGCATACCCTTGGGCGGCATACCCTTCATGGGCATCTTGCCCTTCTTGGCGAAGGGGTTACCCTTGGGCGCGCCCTTTTTGCCCTTCTTCACCATCGCAGGTGGCATAGTCTTCTTGGCCATCTAACACGTCCTTCCATTCTTGCTTGCTACAGCGCTGATATCGAGAATACTAATTACGCCGTCGTCATCCTGGTCGAACCAGAAGGGCGCGTCATTGCGTCCGAACCAGTCGCTAATAAGCTTGAGGTCAATAGCGTTGACACCACCGTTGAAGCTGAGGTCGGCTCGTTGACAGGCGCTCACATCCTGGTAGTTGCGAATGACACGTCGCACATCACCATCGTCGGTTCTATGAGAGGCGTAGATTTCTGACGCTGGCCCAACAAGAACAACGAGGGCGATTGCAGCTATTAACAGAATCCTCTGTGCAGTGGTCATGGAACTCCTGTTCATCGTGTGTCCTCATCCGCCTATATATTACATCGTATGGCGGGCGCGAAGGTTACGGGGTTAAGACAGCTTCGATACTGTCGCATCGTCCCACTCCTTTTGCGGTGCTACGGCCCACGAAGCGCCTGCACCCGCTGGCACCTGGATGCTGCAAAGCCCTGGCGGCTCGCAGGCTATAAGCACGTAGCCCGGCGCGAGGTAGACCGAGCCCGACTCGATGAAGTACGTGCCAGGCGCGAGTACGAGCCTGCCACCCTTTGCCTTGGCGCGCTCGATAGCGACCTTGTTGCGTACGGAAATCGTGTCGTTAGTTGCCATAGTTAGCGCCGCCTCGTGAATACGCCGCTTGTCGCGTCCCATAGGGCGGTTGGATGGCCGGGTAGTCCTGTAAGGCGTGGCGGGCCAGCGTTGCCAAGAGAGTGCAAGTAGGCTGCGTCTGAGTTGGCCAGAAAGCCTTTGCCGCAGACGAACCAGAGTATGTCGCTAGAGATGACTTGTGTGCCGCTACCATCTGTCCCAAGGTCGCTATTTACTGGAAGCCCAATAGGCACAAATGGGCAGGCTAATGAGGAGAAGGCGCCGCCATTGTAGCTAATGTATAAAGTATCTTCTGTCCATGTAACAGTTACGGTGAAGACATCACCCAATATAAAGGGTGCTGCGACGGTCACAATTCTGCCGTCAGGACCAGGTAGGCCAACTCGTGCAAAGGCAAGTAAACTAGTGCTAGCTATAGAGTACAGTTCCATCCGAGAGTTCGTGTCGGTTCTATGCTGAAAATAGTACGAATTTTCAAATGGCGCTGTCCCAATGGCGTGGCCCGCTCTTATGCGGTAAGTCATCCAGCCTTGCGATGGCGTGAACAACCGCGCAACATCAGGTATCTGTATTCGCGCCGCGCTGCTCGCCGCCGTAGCACCATCAGTCAGCACGTGCGGCGTTGCAACCGCGCCGGTTTGCGCCATCCAGCGCCCGTGAGTGACCGTAATCGCCTGCTGGCTGTCGGTCTCCCAACCCACCGTCTGCGTGGTGCTCGCCGCGCCGGTCGTGGCCGTGACGCTGTACTTTGTCGGTGTGGCGGTTAGCGTGATTTGCGCGCCAAGTTGCTTGCCGCTAACCGAGTCGGAGATATAAAGCTTAACCGTGCCAGTGCCCGCGAGCCACACCGAAAACGTGTACTGCGTGCCAGCCGCGCCACCGCTGATGAGCTGCGATGTGCCTTCAGCGGTTGCAGCGTTGGCGGTGACGGTTGAGAAGTGAGTGGTGTCAGCGCCGACGAGTCCGGACGCCACGCGGGAGGTTGTTGCGCCCACGTCGATGATGTCATCGGTACCGCTGGTCTTGGCGTTACTGTTGATAGCGCGGTTAGTCGCGGCGGGCCAGACTCCGAATGAGCCGTCGTTAGTTAGCCCGTCGCCCTGGTCAGGCAGCGTACGGATGTAATCGGTGACTTCGTTGCCACTGAGGGTCAGCAGGTCGTACTGCTGGGCCTGGGCCATCATCAGCTGTTGGGCAGTAGTCAGCATGGTTTAGTAGACGTAGAAGTCGAGGTCGATGGTCATGCCTGCCGACTCGTTTGTCTCGGCGGTCTCAGTAACAAGCACAAGCCAAAGCCCAGTTTCGCCAGGTGCGCAATGAACTGGCTCTACCAGTCCAACTGTATCAGAGGTTGAACCCAGCGTGCCTCGGTCTACGAAGGAACTACCAAGGAAGGTGCCAACATGCAAGCCACGACCAGTCGCTGTAACGAGGTCGAAGGGCGCGTTGTCATCCATCTCTACATCAGCAGCGGCAGGGGCAGCACTGAACCAGTGAAAGCGCGGTGCGAGCAATACGGCATCTTCGGAGCAGCGCGCACGAATCGCAGCGAAGTTGGCAATCCCGCCCGGCGTTCGTGCCAGGTTGGGGACGTAAGTTGCCCGTCCTGCGGTATCCGTGGCGCTGGCACTCAGGACATCGCCAGCGAGGTAGTTGCCAGCCGCCGCGCAAGTGATTTTGGCTGTTCCTGCATAGTGGACGGGCTCTTGAATTGCCGCTATCAGCCCTGCCATGCTCACTGGCATGGGGTTGCCCTCATCTACACCTACAGCCTCAGTCGTGCCATCAGGGGTGAAGTAAAGGCCAACAGGTAGCGCGTGCTGCTCGTCTACAGGACGGGCAGGTTCGTGCTTGTGAAGCTCGCGCTCCTCAAGGTCGGCAGGCTCGCGGGTTTTCCAGTAAACAGTGCTCAACGGATTACTCCTTCTTCTGCGCAGTGTCCGCTTGCGCTATGTGTTAGGTCAACTCAGGGAACACCATTGCGATAATGACGAAGCCCGTGGTGGCCTGGCAGGACATAAACACGTTTAGTCGGGTAAAGGTGCTCGTGTTGTACATGATTGGCCAGATGCCGGTTTGAGTTGCAGACCAGTTGTACTGCGACGGTCCGATAGAGCTGTCATCGTCAGCGGTGCCGATAGTCACCATCTTGTTGTGTTGGTGACGCATGAACTCGACCGCGTCATCCATGTAGACAGCGCCCGTGCCCGTACCGCCAGCAGTGATGCCAAAGGTCTGGTCGGCAATGTCCGTGCGTGCGTTCTGAGCGGTGAAGGTGTCGAGTGAGGTTGGCGTGTACGTGCCACCGGAGCCAATGGCCGCGACTGATTCAAACAGCGCCGTGGTACCGTAAGCTTCGATACCGATCTGAATATTGAACGGGATGGCCAGCACGCCAGCTGGCACCCTGATGTCCACGTCAGGCGTAGTGTTCACGTATGCGCCAGCCGAGGTGATGGGCGCGGTGCCTGTGCCAGCGTTGATGATGACCACACGGCCCTCAAGTGCCTGCCGTGCCAGCCAGTCAGCAGTGAACAGCGTACCATCCTTGAGCCCTTTGACAGGCACAGGAGAGGTCGCTGAGCCAGCGCCAAGTACACGCGTGCTAGGAGTAAGTCTCAAATCAGCCATTGGTTCAGTCCCTTTCTATCTTGTGGAACTCTGCTAAGTGCGCGCTATTCGAGGCTAGCGGGCTCTGCCGTGATGTGTGAGCGCTTGTGGGCAGCGAGCCCTGCCGCGCTCTTGGAAGTGATGCCACAGACATCACAGGTGAAGTCTTCAACGGGGGCAACGCTATGGCTGGCGAGCTGCATCATGGCGCTAGTCATTTGTTCTTGACGCGCATCAGTCTCAGCCTGCGTCTTCTCAGCGAGGTACTCCTGGAGCATGGCCCAGGACTGCCCATGACGGTTCTGTGCGTGCTGGCGCTTGCTGTACATCGAGCCCAGTTTTTGCGCAGGACAGGGTGCAAGATGGCCAATACCCGCTTCGTCCAGCAACCCACTCTTGCGCTCAGGACTGTCTACTGCGAGGAAACAACGAGTGGAGCCGTGGTGCTCAGGCGGGGCCTTGGCTGCATCCGTGGTGAACATGAACTCGCCACTGGGTAGGCGCTTGCGCATGGCCGACTCAGCCTGGTAGCGCGGGAGTTGAATCTTCTCGCCCGTCTCCATGGAGTAGAGCGTGACGACTACACGGCCAGGGCTCCACTCGCGGAATACCCAGGGCGCGTTCTCCTGTGACATCTCACCAATCTGGGTGCGCAGGTCGCGCTCCAACTCCATGCGCTGAGCAATGGCCGTAGTCTCGTTGGTCATAGTTGAATCTTTCCTGTTCTGCGGTGGCGCTCATCGTTCCAGTTGCGCCAGGTTGTGATATGTGAGTAGCCGTTGCGCTGTGTAGACTGCGCAGGCCCAAAGTTGGACCTGTTGCGAATTACCGCATCCATCTGTTCGCGCTGGCGGATGGCATCTTCAATAATCGTGGAAGCCTCAAGATGCTCTACACGTCGGCGCAGCCAGTGGTAGTCGTGAATGTGCTTCTCGCCAAACTCGCGCATCAGGCCCACCTTATTCTCACCGAAGCTGGGCATCAGCAGTGGAGGTACGTGCTCGTAGTCCTCGATGGGGCCGAAGACGTGCTCGTACTTGGCGATGGCATCACCACGAATGACGAATATCCACTCCACGAGGTTCCCGTTGTACTCGCGCACACAGTAGCCGTGGCAGGGCTCGTCGTCGCTGACTTCTTGGGTGATGATGCTAAGAGGCAAAGCAGGCCAGTCCTTCTTCGTCTACGTGCGCTACACCATCTACGAAGATGTGAGAACCACGGTCGAAGTAGTTAACGTTGACTGGCCCACGGTAGCCATTGACGAACCAGAGCTCGCCAGTGCGCTCATCACGTAATCGCCAGTAGTCATCCTGCCCTGTCTCTGCGCGTTCACGGGCGTAGCAGAGTCGCCAGTGGGATTCGCGCCCATTAGGGAAGGGGTAGCCGGTGCCAACCATGCAGGTTGAATGGTCATGCGCCGGCGTGATGTCGCAAGCGCCGCCTTCAACATGCGATGGCGATACCCCAGGGAGGTATACATAGGCAGTCTCCCCCTTCACTTGGAGCAGGCAGCGCACCTGGCAACGTCCGCTACGCTCTTGAGACTCGAAGTCCCATTGACCCACGAGACGGTCAGCCAGCCACTCCTGCCCGTTGAGGCGAAAGCGCATCTTGCCCGTGCTGCGGCTGTAGTCGAAGGAATAAGTCTCGATGCTCTTAGGAGGCGCGCTTGCCATTGTGACCACTGACTACCTCCTCTGCTACGGGTAGCGCAGGCACGAATTCCCAGCCATTATCGGTGACGACAAGTTGGTCGATAGTGACTTCGCCTGCCTTGAGAGCCTTGAAGTCCTCGATGGCCTTCTTCTGCCCTGTTTCCAGCGTATCGATGGTGTTAAGAGCAGTGGCGTAATTCTGCAAGAGCATCTGATTGACGATAGCCATTAGTTGCGAGCCTCCAAAGCTTCAAGTCGCTTGTTCAGAGCCTGGATTGAGGCGGTCAGCGCGCCAACTGAATTGATCGTGGAGATCGCTTGCTTGCGTGCGCCCTGCATTGCCCACGGAGCCTCTTCACCGAAAATACCGACAAACTCGCACTCACCAGCCCACTGACCAGTCGGGAGCTTGTCGCGGTTGTAAGTGAAGCGGTGTACCGGTGCATTGACTACGGCCTGGAGCATCTCGTTTGTGCAGACCACTCCAAGATCATTCTTGTAAGCACCAACAGAGGCAGCAGCCCAGGACAGCGCACCTGAAGTATTGCAGGTAAGCTGCATCCCGCTACAGGCGGCATAGGCAGCGGGGAAAACATAGTTCAGGCACGCACCAGCGGCAGAAGCAGCCGAGAGTTTAATCGTGCCTGAAGTTACGCCCGCAAGAACCAGCGACCCAGTGCTTGTGCCTGCTGTCCCGAGTTGCACCTGCGCCACAGTCGTAGCACCAGCTAGGACAGTCATGCGTGTGGCAGGAGTCTGTGTGGCGTCAGGCGAAGTCTGGAAGAGAATGCGCCCTGGCATATCACAACTCGCGCCGGGAGTTCCAGCTACCTCAGCGATAATCGCAGCAGCAGGGTCGAAGCCGGTTGAGCCGTCTGCACCTAGCCACTGGATGCCGCCCAGTGAGTCACCGGAAGCAACGATGGTGTTGGTGCCTAGCGTGGCACTCTTGCTGCGGAAGAAGTTAAGCAGCGGTCCATTGCCTGCCGTCGAGCTGTAGAGGCCAACAGCTGCTGCACCGTCCACTCCAACCGTGCTGCCCACCACCTGAAATTCAGGGACGAGAGCGTTCATGGTGATCTGTGCGGAATGGCCGATGACCTGCCCAAAGCCATTGGCAGTAAGCACGTCACTGTTAAAGGTTGTTGCCGTGGCGCTGTTGAACACAGGCGTTGCCGTGAAGGTTGCAACACCAGTGACAAGGAGCGTGGTATCCATTGTGACGCCGGCTGAGAAGGTAGTCGCGGGGGTCACTACCATGTCATTGGCATCGAAGTCGAAGACCTCGGTGCCGTTGTACACGGCAGCAAGGCGGTTGTTCACCTGGTCAAAGAACCAGCCACGATGCCGGTGTCGAGCAGTGGCTACGTTAGGCATTTGTTAGCTCCTTCCTGGTTCGCCAGGACGTGAAAGGGGGACTCCTTAGACTTCTCTGCCACATATCCCGCAGTTAGGGTTTATGCGTGTGCCATCTGTCCAGCCGGGGGAGTGACCGTTGCGACGGCAGACGAACAGGTAGCGGATTAGTCCAAGGAGTCCCATGATTACGCCGCCCAGTCGCGGTTGTAGGTGTAACCGAGGTAGTCGATTTCCAGCAATGGGTCGCCCGTGGAGCTAGCCGCCAGAATCACTATCGGGTAGTAGAGAGCAGTCGTGCTGAGTGTGCCGGGCTGAAGCTCAGCTACCAGCGTGAGGCCGTTGCGGTTGCCCATTGTGGTGTGGCCGAAGTAGCCGCGAGCGCGACCGTCAGGGCCGACCTCGACACGGGCGATGTACCACGAGTCGGCAGTTATGGTGCAGCCAGCACGAATGCCAAGTGAGCCGAGAGTCGTGGCGTTGGAGTTGAGTCCAGCGACTAGTGGGCCACAACGAACAGCAGCGCCCGTATCAGCTGTACCTGCCGCTGATGCCATGAAGCGGAAGTCGTCCGTAGTGGCAGCCGTGTCAGTGTAGAAGCCAACTACTTCGCCACCGTTGTTCGCGGTAAGGGTCGTGCCTGAGAGTGTGAACGGGTTCACCGTCTCAGCAAGGTCAACTGTCTCCTGCCAGCCCACGAAGGCACGCAGGTCAGTAGCAGATGCGCCCTTGAAGCGGGCCTCGATGACCATTGTGCCGTTACTCGTAGGCACAGCAGGCGCGCCAAAGATGGACACGCCATCAGCAGCACCACCAGCGCCACTGAAGGATGCAACACCACCGGACTCATCCACGGTGTTGATGAAGTCAACCGCGCCACTGAGGGCGACGATGCAGAGTTCGTTGTAGCGAGTACCCCCGGTGGCGTCGGCAATTGAGGCTGTGGCCCCGTAACCCTGGAAGTCCTCGAAGACCGAGACTTTGCCGAAGGTGCTTTGAATGTTGGGCATTAGTTTACTCCTGCGCTTTCTTCGCTAGGGTTGGTGCCTTACGAGGCTGGCGCGGTAGCGTCTGACAGGTGGGTGTAGAGCCACACCTGGGTTGTGCCGCTGGTCCGCTCGAAGAAGCCATAGTCGTCCACCATAGAGAGAACATCCGCACCACCACCGAAGTAGAGGTCACGGTCTTTCTCTGTCTTGATTGCCATGGCGGAGAGAGCGACGACGCCACCACGAGAGTGCGTTGCGCCGCGTGCATCAGGCGTTGAGTTCACGGTGATGTTGCCATCCGTGAAGACGTTGGAGCCTGCCACGGTGCCAGACCAGCCCTTGCGGTAGACCTCTTCGCTGAGGCCCTGCATCATGTAGGTGCCCACAGGAGCCGTGACCTCGATTTGCAGATCGTACTTCTGGAAACCGTGGATGACGGTGGAGATGAGGTCCATCGAGGGCTCAGTCGTGTTGCCCTGGATGTTCGCCACGGAAGCGGCGATGTGGCCGTGTGACAGTGGGTTGCCCGTGCCAGGGGACGTGGTTGTCGCAGCGGAAGAAAAGAGCGCCAGGTAGTCCTGGTCTTTCTTCGTTGCCATCGCCTGGCCCGCAAGAGAGCCGAATTTGCCTGTGACTACGTTGGGCAGCTTGCGCATCGTCTCGTCCGTAATCTTTAGGATCACCTGGGTCATGGACGGGGTGCCAGTGAGCAGCGTGCCTGTGATTTGCTGGTAGGTGCCGTTTAGTGTCTCGCCACCGATGTCAGCAGACTGCACCTGGGAGACGGCAAATTCGTTCCAGGTGTTGCCATTGCCGGTGCCGAGTTGCTGCACTTCACAGGTGCGCATCCAGGTGCCGTCGTAGGCTTTGATGATTCGCGCTTGCCCAATGATCGTTGGTTCAGCCGCACTTAGTGAATTGAAGGTCGTTTCGCCGGTAGCCATGTGTTACTCCTAAGTAAGACCACGCGAGCGCATGATCTCTTGGACTTTGGTGATTGGGGTGTTGGGGTCAAGCAGCAACTCGTCTTCAGTGCGAGTGTCTGCGACTCCTCTGATGTGAGAGGTTGGCTGAGTGCCACGTGCGCCAGGTGCCTGTGCAGCCCGTTTGCCACGGATGTAGGCCAGCGCCTCTTTCTCTTCAAGCTGAAGCTTCGTGTAGTGACCAGTAGTCGCTGCCTTTTGGCTCGCTTCGATGATGCGGTCGAGCAACTGGGGGAAGGACTCGAACTTGGCTGCGTTGTAGTCGGCAAGGATAGACTTGGCTGATGCTTCGTCTAGCTTGCGCACGGCGTAGTCGATAGTACCGTCCCAGTATTCCTTGGACACGACTACTGAAGACTGGGCGTGGTGGGCGTTAAATGTGGCTACGAGCCGTTCAGCATCTTCAGGTTCGAGGCCCTTGTCACGAGCGAACCCGCGAATAGCCTGAGCGGTTTCACGGAAGGCTTTCTCTATACCCTCTACGCGGTTACGCTGCTCGCGGGCCGTAGCTTCGGCCTCGTGGGACTTGCGTTCGGCTTCACGCCCACGCGCTTCAGCTTCCTCAGCAGCGGCAGCCTTAGCCGCGTCGAGAAGTGTCTTTACGTCGTCGTCTACCTGGGGTTCTGTACCTGTGCTCGCGGGTTCTGTACTGGCGCCCTGAGTCTCCAGCCCTAGAGCAGTACGCGCTTCTGCAAGCTCGTCCGCGCTGGGCGTGGATTCTGTAACGTCAGCCGGGGTAACTGGAGCACTGGCCTGGGTTGCGTCGGTTAAGACTTCAGTGGTCACGCATGGCCTCAGTAGAACTGCGCTACTGGGCCGTCTGCGCTAGGGCCGCTTATTTATGTGCAGAGTACAGCGCGAATTAGAACTTGGCAACTGTGTTGCAGTTCTTGCACGCAGGAATCGTAACTCCCTGGAGTTGCTGGATGCTTGGAACGATGGCGATAAGCCGTCCGCAGACTTGACCTTTACGCGGGCCACGCAAGACTGTGCCCGTACAGCGGACTTCTACCATGCCGGTAATGCGTGGGGGAGACTCAGTGGTCACTTGCGCTTCAGCTCCCGTTCTTGTTCCCACAGCACAGTTAGCGCACGACCCATCCACACAGCACAGCCAGCGCGCCACTTAGCCATCCGCCAAAATTGCCAACGCGGAGGCCGTGCAGGAGGTAGTTCAGTAGAACTATAGAACTCAATCAGCAATTCTTGATCATGCTTATTCAGCATCGCTTGTGCAGCTATCTCAGAATAATTCATTTACTTCCTCTTCATGCTCATCAGGACACGTTTGGGATCGAGGAGTTGCACAGGGCGCTTGGACTGTGGGTAAGGCGCATTCATCGGTGGCGCACTCATGGGAGTGAAGTTCACCATCTCAGGGCCAGCTTCACCGGCTACGAACTTGGGATCGATTTGCCCTTGTGTTAATCCTTTAAGTCCAACGCCAACTACTGGCTCGCCCAAAACTTGCGCCCCGCCGTTGGCAAAGCGTGGAGCATAGCCCACTGAACGGGTAGCCCCACGAGGTTGAGGCTCTACGCCTGCCTGGGGGAACGCGTTACCGGCTAGTGCGTTAGTGTTCTCCTCGCGCTCGGGCTCAATGCGCTCAATAGACTGTTGCCCAGGGAAGTTAGGGTTGGCAAGACGGCCAAGGAAGCGCCCTAGTCCAGGGCCGTATGAGCCACCACGCGGCGTGTCAGGGTATGAAGGCAAGAGCCATGGTGGCACCATGCCCAGTCTGCGCCCACCGTTGTAGAGTTGGCCGGTATAGGAAGTGTCTAGTGGGCGATAACCTTGTTGGGCCAGATTGCGTGTAGCGAACTCGTAGGGAGAGTAGTTTTCGCCCTCGCGGTAAGGACGGTTGCGCAGGGTGTCCGTCGTGAAGCCAGCGCCGACTGTGCCCCCTTCGGCGTAAGATTGCGCACCCTGCTGTTCCAGTTGAGCCAGCAGGTTATCTTCGTCTTGCGAGTAGCCGTAGTTGGTGAGTGAGTCGGACTCAACGCCCTGCGAGAGGTTACTTAGCTCACGCAAGAGGTTCGCCGCACGCTCGCGGCGCATAGCAGAACGCTCAGCCATCGCGGGCTGGAAGAATGCTGACTGGATGCGCGCGGGAGACATATCAGGATTGGTCGCCTGGAACATCGCACGCTGGAGTTGCGCGTTGCCATAGCTCTCAAGGTCTTTCTCGAAGTCGCCAGTAGGAGTCTGCCCTGCTGCCGCAAGCGTCATGCCGATTGTGTCTGCATTAATGTCGCGTGAGCCGCCAGGGCCAGTAGGCAGTCGCGCCATGTAGACATCACCTGGTTGACCAAGGAGAGACTGGCCAAGGCTGGGCGCACGGCGAAACACGTTGTCTTCCGGTGAGCCTGCTGTTAACGACTGAGCAGGTGGCGCTGTGCCGAGAGGCTGAGCAGGTGCAGCGGCCTCACGAGGAGCTAGGCCGAATTGCTGAAGAGCACCACCAACTACCGTGGCAGCGGTGGGCTTGGTTGTAGCAGTTGGTGGCGTCGCCACATAATCATAAATGACCTGTCCATTGCGGTCCTGCCCAATGGGCTTGTAGTAGTCAACTCGGCCCTGAATACGCAGGTTACCCACTGGATCAGATGCCGCTCCTGGGGCAAGAGCGAGGACCTGCTCACGAGAGAGGCCAGTAGCAGACTGCGAAGGGGGGTTAACAGTGATGTTCGTTGGTACGGGCGTCTGATAGACGACTTCACCAGTGCGCGGGTCGATGCCAGTAACTACGCCGCCAGATGTGACACGTGCAGGGTCGCCCTCTGCTGGAACCTTGATGTTATAGGCATCTGCCAGCGCCCTAGCTGTGAGGAGGTCGCGCCCAGTAAGTTCTTCCCATCGCTGGACACGTCCTCTAGTAGCTTGTTGTGCAACAGCGTCGAGTTCAGGACTGGCCATTAACGCGCTCCTATCAGGTAGTTCGGATCAAGTACTTCTAGCCCGTAAGGCACGCTGTACCACTTTCCAAGCGTTGGCACTGCTTCAGGATGGTCAATGAGATACTCGATTCGTCGCGTCTTCACGTCCACATTGTATGGGGTGAGTTCTGCTGCCACAACTTTGTCTGCTACTTGTTCGGCAACGACAGGCGGCACACCCCCAGCGATAAGGTCGGCAGCCATCGCTCGTGAGCTTCGTGAAACGTAATCCTTGGCATCGCGGTACACAAGAAGTCGTGCATCTTCAGCCTGTGCTTGTGCCCACGCCTGGTCTTGTAGGTCGAAGTAAGGTTCAAGCTCCTTGCGAGCTTGGATTAATTCTTCATGAGCAGGTGAGAGTGGCCGCGCTGGTGATACCTGTTCTTTTGTGAATTCAGGATGGGTGGCTTCCCATCGGCGCAGGTTTCGCTCGTAGAGGTCAAAGTCGAACTCTACTCCAGTGGACGCAGGTGTGATGACATCCTCGAAGTAGGACTGGCGGGCAGCGTCGGCAGGCGAGCGCTCTTTCTCAGGAATCTTAGCCAGCGCCTTATCTGCGCGGTCTGTTGCATAGCGCGCCTGGGAATCAGTGGCTAGATCACGAGTCATCTCATCGTACAGACGACGCGCCTGTGCGCCAGTAATTTCACCAGATTCAAGACGGCTATCAACTGACAGTGCATCCTCCCGCTTGGAATCGCGCTCCATACGGTCAGCAAGTTTGTTCTCGGCTATGGGATTCTTACCCGTGGCAGCCTGTTCGCGCAAGTTCTGGAGCACAAGTGCATCCACGGCGGAGTCAGCATCTACTTGGAGCCTGAGGTCCTGGGCTAGTTCCTCATATGGCTTATCGAAGCCCAATGACTTGCGAGCAGTCTCACGCGCACGGTCAATGGCAGCTTTACCCTGCTCTCCATAAGAAGTCACACCGGACTGGGTTAACGCGATGGATACAGGGTCAATCTCACCTTCTGTTACTGTGCGCAGCCCAAGTGGCATGGGCGAAGAAGCGATGACACGTTCACTAAGAGGCATGTCAAAGCCAGAGTAGAACTTACCCTCTCTGCCGTAGCCAAAGCCTGTAGCACGAGCTCCCATGCCTACTGCCGGCGATGCACGACCAGCAGTAAAACGCGCTAATTGCTCAGCCGCTCCCTGTGGATCGTTCTTGAATAGCTTGTTTATCGCACGCACACCGGCGCGTATTGCTTGAGTTTGGGGCATGAAGTCCACAATAATTGGCTCACCCTTGGAGTTACGCTGCTTGGTCACGATACGACCAAAGTCGAGGTCGGCAGGGTTCATGTGCTTGGCCGTCCACTCCACAATGTCCATCTCGGTATCGTCCAGCCCAATTTCCTTGTTCAAGTAGTAGCCCGCTGCCGCGAGTGCCGCCGTTGAGACAACGAGGTTGGCTGTGTTGATGGCGTCAGTAGGCGAGCGCAAGGTCTTGGGGATAACCAGCACCTCATTCAGCATTGCGCGAGTCATACGAGGCGAGAGTGCAGTTCCTGCTTCTATGGCTCCACGGCGAGGCGTGGCAGCAGGACGCGCCGTAGAGCCGATAATATTGGCCATTTCGGCAATGCGCCGACGCACGATAGAATTCGTGACGTCCGCCCCCAGCGCCTTGTTCTGGATAAGTAGTCCTTCGTAAGCCAGCTTGCGCACAGTGCCACCGAAGCCTTCGAACTGGACGGTGGCGGCAGCATTGAGAATGTCGCCCAAGACCGGCGTGCTCGCGAGCCCTTCTCTGGTGATGTCGGCAGTAGCGCCACCACGGCCCATCTGCACAGTGTCTATTATCATCTGGGCGATTTCGTCTATGTCGCCACGAGGATAGATGTCTGGGCCATGACCAGCGAGCTTGGCGACGCGGCCTATGAGCCCTGTGGTGATGGCTGTGCTGCCACGCATAGCACGCAGTCCTTGCTGACCCCCCCAGCCAAACACGTCGAAGTTCAGGATTAGCTCACGTAGAGAATTGTTAAACGCGTTGTACCAGCGCAAAGAAACATTGTCGGCAACGCGCCTTGCATCGGCCTTCTCCAGAGTTTCGCGTGCTATGCGGATAGCCCCAAGGTCATTGCCGTAGCGAGCTTGGAATGCAGCCTCACGGAACTGGTTAGCGATGCGCTTGGACTCGATTTCAAGGCGCATGACTTCACGGCCTTCAGGAGTGTTCTTTACCACCGTGGCCAGAGGACGAGAGTAAGCACGCTGACCTGTAATGGGGTCTACGCCAGCATCGAGCGTAACATCAGCAAAGCGAATGATTGCTTCACGAAGCTCGCGCTCACGATGGGCAATTTCATTCACTACAGGGTCAGAGAATTGGCCCAATGTGGCTGCTGTAGCACGACTGCCCACACCTCTCCTGGACGCTTCCTTGACGGCACGAATACCTTCTTGAGCGATGACGTCTATGTTGCGGTTGGCTGCTTCAGGGATGCCACTGATGCTGAAAGGGGCACGTGCTGTGCCAGGGGTAAGCTGTGGTAGCTCTATCGGACCTGCCGCGCTAGGCGTGCCAAATGCACGCTGACCAGCAGGCCCAGGAGCAAAGGGACCAGGAAGATTCTCAGGAATGGCGATTCCCGTACCACCTTCACTTAGCGGCAACGTGGGCTCCAAGGGTACTTCGCCAAGTCGAGGAGTCATGGGCGGAAGGGTTTGCCGTGGAACTTCGCCAGGAGTTGAAACCCCTGTGGGTGGGAGTCCTGAGCCACGTCCTGAGCCACCACGTCCTGCGCCACCTGTAGTAGTAGGTGGGGGGACTTGTGGTGGAATCGCACCACCAGCACGCGCAGCACTAAGTCGTTCTGCTACTTGCTTCTTCGTACCAGCGGAATCCACGCCAGCCTGACGTGCGGCAGCCTGTAGCTCGGTAAGCTTTACGCGGTCTGGCGCCAACTCGTAACGGGCAAGGACTGAGCCTACAGGTTCACTGACTACGCCAGGACGTGGGGGGATTACGCCTTCCAGACTTGCAGATGCAGCAGCTCCACTGGTGCGTAGACGTGACTCGCCCGTGATGATGCGACGCAGGAGGTTGCGCTGGCCCTCGGTTAGGTCTTCAGCCTGGTTAAGGATGCGCGGGATATTGAACTGCACATCCTGGGGGGAGAGTGTGCCGGATTCGCGCAGGGCGAGGGCACGGTCAATGATGAAGTCTTTCTGCTGTTGGGTTAGGCCAAGTCCGCCTGTGCCCTGGAGTAGCGGGTCTGATGTGGCCCCTAGCTCCTTGACACGCTCGATGAGTGCTTCGCCGCTTAGCCCCTCGGCAGAAGCCTGATTCTGCGCTGCACGGATACGCGCCGCCTGGGCAGAAGTCTGTTCAGGGCGTGTTTGACGCGTAGGTGGAGTGTCGAGCTTCTGGCGCAGGACTTCTATCGGGTCGTCCATGCTGCCTGGGGGGGCTGCTTCGCCTGCGCCACGTATGCCACGAGCGAGGATGCGCTCTGTTGGCGTCGGCTGAGTAATGTCCACAAGGCCCGCACCTACACGGTTGAGTAGAGGGGATTCTGTTCGCAGGGCGGCAGAGCCAAGCCCACGAGCGGCGCGCACAGGCAGTGGAGGATTCAGGTTAGGTGTAGGTAGCAGCGTTTCAACGCCTGTGAGAGCGCCACGTTTGAGTGCTTGACTTAATGGCAGTCCTGCACCCAGTCCTTTGCCTACCGTGTAGCCAACTGGGAGCGCAGTCGCCGCTATTTCCAGCGGAGAAGTAGGAGTGATGTAGCCACCAAAGGCTTCACCCGCTGCCTGAAACTCAGGTGAAGCTCTAAATCCATATTGGGTAGTAGGCATCCCTGACGCCAGTATGTCGGCTCCAATCCTGCCTGCTTCCCGCCCTGCTCGCTCGACAGACGCTAACGCTGGCATATCGACCATGCCCTTTGCCGCGAGCTCTGCGTCTCGCTGAACAGGCAGCTTCCCTTCAGGGCCTACGCGCATTGTGGGATTGAGCAAGTTCGCAAAACGCTGAAGAGCGCTGAGTTCGGTTGATACTGGCCCGCCAAAGTAGTCTTCTGGCTGAAGTGGTGCTTGGCCCGCGTATGCAGTTGGGCTTGTTGGTGCTGCGAACTGTTCACCCTGAATAGCTGCATCCATTAAGCCGCCAAAGGGGATGTCTGCGCCACGTACTTCAGGCTGAGGCTGCTGGAAGAAGACGGGCTCGTCCTGAACCATGCCCACGGGACGAGAGACACTTTCGAACGATTCGCTTAGAGTCTGCTCGCCCTGGTAGTTTGGCTCGGCATAAGCCTCAACAGTGCCACCTTGCAAGGGCTCGGCATACTGGTCGTTAACCACGGGAGCGCCGAAGCGCTCAAACTCCTGCTCTAGTGCGCGACGCTTACGCTCTTCCCAGTCGTCAAGGAAGTTAGTCACTTGAGCTTTTTCCAGCGGCGTACTTGGCCCGTAGAGCGAGCATCTCTGCGCGCACGGAATTGCACCCTGTCATCTTCAATACGAAAGTCCATTTGGTGGACGAGCCCACAATCACAGCAGGCCATCTTATATCCTTGCTCAATCGGCTGAACCCATCGCGACCAGCCATCTTCAAGCTCGAATTCAGTTACTATTCGCGTCATTCCAGTTCTCTCACGAATCGTCTGTAGAGGGCGCGCAGGTCTTGCTGTCTGTTCACGAACAGCCATGGCAGCTTGATTATGACACTCCAGGGACGCGCCATGGGTGGGGGAAGTAACCCTAGCTTGATTGCCTTGAGGTAGTCAGGGTCGAGAAGCGCATAGAGTTCGTTTATCCGACCCTGTTCGTCATCAGGGTAGGCTTCCATGATCTTCATCATGTAGCGCGAGAGTCGTACTTCTGCGCCCGCGTCTATACCCGGTGCGATGAGCAGCTTGGGAAACATCTGCTCAATGCGGCGCTGGTTCTCCTCGTGCATCTTGAGAGCGACTTCACGCCAAATTTCGACCTTCTGCTCCTCAGTGACTTGAGGGATGATCGCTTCGTAGAGGGCGTTGTAAGCAGGCATTAGATAATAGTCCTAGTGCGACGTAGCTTTAACATCACACAGATGGGAGTGTTCCATTTAGGCAACATTTCATCCACCTATTCTCATATCTGGGCCAGGTCCATAAGGCCTTCCAGGTGGAATCAGTTTATTCGGTGCGTCCTCGGGCTTTGTCGGTGTAGAAGATGAAATTGCTGGATAGACCATGCCTGTTTCATGGAAGCCACACTCACATTGAATGGAGACGCGACCCATTCGTTGGTCTTCATCAACAGTGCCCATCACCCCGCATCCTGGGCATGTAAACCAATACTCATTCATAACTAGCCAAATCCGCCTGTGCCTGGAGCTGCTCCACCTGAAGGCTGGGTAATTGGTGGCGGGTTAATGTTGGGCATAGGTGCTTGGCGCGGTCTGCCTGGAGGCGATACTGGCTCAGGTGGGCTGACCACGGGCATGGGCGTGAGGAGTGAGGGGTCAACATCCCACAGCTCGGCCAGGATGATGTCAATGGTGTTGAGGAACACCTGGTCTTGCTTAGGGCGCATCATCTCGTAAGCGCGCTCCTGCTCAAGCTGGATCATTTGGCCTTCTACGTCATCGAAGTCCCACAGGCGCAGAACTTGCTGCGAGGTGAAGATGCCCGCCTGCTTGCCCTGGAGCGCGGCCTGGCGCTTCTCCTTCTTGCCCTGGGGAGTGTCTTTGCTTGTCTCGGCGTAGAGGCCGATGTCGTGAGAAAGCTTGGAAGCGGTGATGTAAACACGGCTGTTGGCGTCAGCTCGCATGCCACGCACATGCTCATTGCCTGTAAGAGTGGCGTAGTAGTAAGTCTCCGCGCCCTTGGGAGAGTCGCGGTCCCAGTACCGGATGGCGTGCCACTGGTCTTCTTTGCACTTGATAATGAAGTCGTCCATCTGTGACAGGGGCCAGTCGAAGGGTAGATGGGCTTGCTCTGCGCCGATGACGTTGGCAGTACCCGTGCCCTGAGCTGCTTCGGTGTAGTTCTCGCCTAGGAGCCAGCGTGAAGGCTTTGCCTTCTCGAACGCTTCCTTGGCCTCGTCGTAGACCTTCATCAGGAGTTCGCTGGCTTGTACGGGCCACTGGTAGAGCTTGCCCTGAGTGACTGTAATTTCGCCTGAGTCTACTTCCGGCGTCTTCATCACAGGCGACTGCCAGAACTCGTCGGGTATGCGTGGGATTGCCTCACTGGGGATCGTGCTGGCGTCAAGATACACACGCTCAGTAGAGGAGTCGCGGTTGGCCAGCGTGTGCAGCGTGGCGCGGCACCAGTTCATCACCGTCGCTTCCACGTAGAGGCGGAAGAGCAAAGGACGGTAGTAGAAGTGGGGGTCGTCCTTGTCCAGGTCGTTCGTGCGGCCAGCAATGAGACGCATCGTGCCTGCATGACGATATGGGAGCGTGTATTCCTGGACAATGAGCCCTGTGCTGGGGTCAGCGTTAGAAGCGTTACGGATGATCTCTATGCCACTCCACATAGGGTGATGATCCGGGCAGATAGGGCATAGGTTGTCGAAGTCGCGGTATTCGCACAGGGTGACACGTATCTTGTGACCTAATTGAGACGAAGTATCAGCGGCAATGTCCTCTGCCAGCCATCCTAATTTGCCATCATTCTGCACTGTAGGGTAGTAAGTCTCGTCCTTGGATTTGCCAATCTTGAGCCCGTCCGTGGCATAGTCCTCACGAGCCGACAGGTACGGGACTTCGTAGTCGTAGAGAATGGCCTGAACCTGGTTAGAACGTGTGATTGTGCCACAGGCGAGGTCAGCCATGGACTCGAAGTACCAGGGATGTGGGCGCTGTTGGTACTCCTTCTTACGCTTGTCTAGGTCATCGGTGTCCGGCTCTGATTGGTCGTGGCAGAGCATGCGTAGCCACTTAAGACCGTAGCGAGCAGCGCCGGCAGCATAGGCACGGTCGAGCCAGCGGCCCTGGTTCTCGATGTCCCAGGTGCGTGCTGCCCAGAGCACAGCGTCCTTCACGTCCTGGAGTACGTCAGTGTCTACGTCTAGAGGTGCGCCACCGAAGCGCGTGGGCGACATCGTGAGGATGTCGATAACGTCGTGTTCGCTGTCCTCAAGGTCGGCAGTGCGGAAGTCGTCTACCTCTGCGCCTAGCTTGAGATTGATAAAGGGCTTGGACTTACGATGGACGAGGTTGTCTAGCTTGCGACGCTCACTGACCGCTGTTGACCAGAGGGACTGGACTTCACGGAGCCAGGTGTCTACTTGTGTGGGCTTAACCATTTACTCACCCACTGAATGGCGCGCTGCATAAAGCTGAGCTGTTTCTTTGGCTGGACAAGCAGGAAGTCTGTTACATAAGTGGTTGACGAGGCAGTCGTAGTCGTGTTCAACCATGGCATAGTCTTCACCTCAGATGCTAGTGTACAGCCCTTGCACAAAAGAGCGTTGGGAGTTTGCTAGCTTCGCCCGTGTGGGCATTGTGCGCTGGCGCGTGACTTCCATTAGCTCCTCAACAGCGTACTCCATGGCGGCTACACGGTCTTCGGCGATACGCACGGGCTGAAGCTCCTCAATCGTGGCAGACTCGCGCTTCTCCCAGTGGTAGAGATTAAGCTCTGTCCACAGGTCCTCTATGCCTTCAGCGTCTTTGGCCAGGACAAGCGTGGAAGGGGTTGAGTTGAACAGAGTGTCTACCTGATCGATGCGCTGTTTACGCGTGCCAGGGCCACGCTTGGCTACTTTGCCACCGTGATCGTGTGCGAGACGCGACTGGTTGGGGTCGGTACGGATGCGCGTAATCTTGAAACGCTGCTTCATGCCACGAATGATTGAATCCAACTCAGTGTTGTCACGAGTTGTGCGGCATTCGCGTACCCACCAGCGACCCGTGGGGCCAATCTGTATAGCCACGACCGCGTTAGGGTGAACGTCGCCATAGTCTACGCCAATAGCGCCCAGGCCCCACTCGTGAGGGAGCACGTTACAGGGGACGATGTGCTTGTCGCGTTCGAGTGTGTAGATGGCATTCTCCATTCCTACCCATTCGCCCTTACGGAAGCGCTGGTAGTTGGTGCCTTTAAGACGTTCTAGCTTTCTGAGATAGTCTACGCCTTCTTCAGTGGGAGTACCGTCATCATTAAAGAAGAAGGGGTTGTCCTCCAGGAATGTGCATATCCGGCGAGTTAGCCCTTCAACACAACGCAAGTTTAGCCAGTGGCGGTCGAACACGGGGTTACAGTCGCCCCAGAGTTGCTTCTTCTTGATTGGCCCATAGCGTAGACGCGTTGTGAGCTTCTCCCAGTCGTCTAGTGTGCCCTCAGTAGCTTCGTTGAAGTAGGCCCAACTGTACTGAGAGGAGAGTATCTTGTCGGGGTCGTCCATGCCTCCAACAATGATGGATGAACCATTGGGATAGCGGTAACTAGCAGGCTCTGACTTGGAGCCACCAAAGAACTTCACACCATCGGCAGGGTGCAGGACTTCGCGGTTGAACGTGTCGAGACAAGTTGATGTAAGGTTGACCTGGTACTTGCGCACTATGAGTCCCTTTGTGCCTGGGTACTGGAGATTGATTAAGTGAGCTGTCGTAAGGATAGTAAACGTCTTGCCGGTTCCTGATCCGCCTTCTAATAGCACTTCATCATCTAGTGCCTCAGTGAACTCAGCATTACCACCCCTAAACTTGAGGGAGAGTCTGACTTCTTTAGGCGCTGTTTGTGTAGTCAATTGATTCTATTATGAGGCCTGCGTGATCCCCATCTGTTAAGGGGTCGCTCCACGTCTCGTTAAATGGCAGGGGTTCGTCCTTCCAAATGCCTTCCAATAATTTAGCAAACCGGGGTTCGTCCTTTATCTCTTCGACGTGCTCACAGGGAAAGTACGCGCCACAGACTATGCAGAGTTCATTCATTGGTGGCGCTCCTTAAACCATGCCTCATCCTGCCAGATGTCTTCTAGCAACTCTGCGTCTACTTGGCTGATATAGCGCTCATCTCCCGCCCAACAAATCATGCAAACATGCGCCCAGCCATCAGGTCTCCACCACATGTGCTCAGGGCAGCAGTCACAACATTCGTAAGTCGCATGGGTAATCTCTAGGGGATATGAAGCTGCACTCCACATCTCCATACCTTCGACTAATGTAGAGGATGTAATCATTGAGGCATACTCTCTGTACTCAGGATGGCGCTTGTGCATACTACAGTTGATAATTCTTCAACTGTAGAACGGCTTTCGTGACAAACAACACACCATGCAGCTTTGCTATCTGCAATAATGCAGATGTGGTTGCTAGTCCATATTTCTTCATGGTCTATAGATACAGGAACGCCAAAGACTGTGCTAATTAGTTCATTCATTGAGGCATACTCTCCTGCATAACTGCGCCAAAGAGCCACAGGATGTCGTTGCCATATTCAGCTATGATGATGTCCTTCTGCTTGATAAGATAGGCGAGTTCTTTATATGCGAGCCTGTCTGCCGGGTTGCGCTCCAAAGCGGCGTTTGTGTAGGCAACGCGCTCCCACCAAAAAGAGAGGTTCAATGGTTGCTATTTCCTGTGGCAACATGCGCGGTGTAGCGTAGGTGCCCACATTGACGGCAGACGACCTGGACTGACCTGCCAACTGGCAGATAGATTGGCCACGAAGGTGGACAGCCGAACAATCTGTGCCAGATACGCTGGAAAATCATTGAGACACCTCTACAAGGCGTACATTACCACGACCGCGCAGATTCCGCACACAAAACCCACGAGGAAGCCGAGAACCCAGGTGCTACTCATGCCTGGTCCGTCGCCTTATGAAGTCCTGCCAGTTATGGACTTTGCGCAGGTCTAGAACGGAAGCCACTATCGTATCTGGCGTAACTGGAGGGCGCAGCTCAGGGATACGCTTCATCAACCCATGCGGCACAACCCACACGACCGGGGAGTCGTCGTCGCTCGGTGTCCAGATTGACTGCCAGATGACATCCTCTTCGTCGTTTAGCCATACGCGAAGGGTGCCAGTATTTTGCAGGGTTAGTGTGCCACAGAGACAACGCACAGATTCGCGGTCTTGAGGCTCGTAGGCGAATTTGTGCCGCCATTCAGTAATTTGGCCCTCAGTGTCGTATGCGTAAGTACACATCGCCCTCTCCTCAGCGCGCCCACATAATCACTAGCGCGAATATAACACTCAGAGCGAAGACCGTCCACTCAACCCGTGTCCACTTCACTTCGCGCCGTACCAGTGTTTACGCCACTTGAGCCGCGAATCTGGCGCAGGGAGCTGCCCCTCCAGGTAAGCTGAGCGCTCGGCCAAACAGGCGCAGATTAGCACCCCGCACGACGGGCAAGGACGTAACTCGGAGCCGCAGACTTCACAAGTGAATACCATTATGTCAACTAACCTCCAGGATTTTGAGTGGGAAAGTACCAGAAGTACGAGTTATATATATATATACTATATACCTAAGAGAGAGGGTGGCTAACGTTTATAGTTAGCATGGTGGGACTGCGCCGCTGGGCGCGCGCTACAGTGTATAGATAGAATCTATAGCTTAACGTGATAGGCATAGACGACAATATCGCCACATTCTGAAAACGACGTCGTGTAGTACTACACACAAGGACCCTATGTAGTAGTTAACGTGTTAACTATCGCTCTATGTGTACGTTGATCTCGCGGATTAGTACGACGTTTCCGGGTGCGGTGTCGCCTGCGCGCGGCAGCTGCCCGAGCTCTTCAGCGAGCGCGTGATGATATTGGCGCGCTTCTGCTAGAAGGTCTTTGTCGATGCGTTCAATCTCGGCTAGCAGGTTGCCATCCTTGTCGTAACGTCTCTCGACCTGGGTCACGCCTTCGTGGATGCGTGAGTCCAATTCACGCGTAGCGTAGTCCATAGAGGCGAGTCGATTCCCCTTGTTACCGAATCCGTAGCGCGTGATGTCGTCTAACTGTTGGGCCTTAATTGAATCTACGCGCGCCTTGAAAATAGGATTCGCCTTCTGCAGCTGGACCCAGTCCCTCGAACGCGAGCACTGCCGAGCGACCTCGGCGTCATAGTGCCCGGCGAGCAGAAGCTCTAAACACTGTATGCGCCGTTTGGTCCAATAACGTGCTAACTGTTGTGGAACAGGTGAGGTCGATTCATGCGTCTCGGGCAGCAATGCAACCATGGTTTAAGGCTAAACGATCACGTACTGTGCACACAAGTGCGCAGATTTGCACAGAATTATCCTTACATCGGGACTTGACAGTATAGCTATAAGGGTTATAGTACGAGTACTGGACGGTTAGTTAGCAGCAAGGGAGTAAGCACAGTGGAGATCAACGGAACCTACTTCAGCAACGCGGATCAGGCAGAGCTAGCCAACCTTTACCATCTGGCGCGCACTGCGCTGGCTGGACTCGACCACGTTCCCACGCGGCACGAACGTCTCATCTGGGCTTCAGACGCATTCAGTAAAGCCAATGGCGGCGCTGAAGCCGGATACCCTTCGATTCGCTGCTATAAAGCAATCACGCGCGTTCTGGCCTAGGCACGCTCAACTACTGGACGGTTGATTAAGGCAAAGGAGTAGGGAATGGCTTTTGCAACTGGTGACTATGACAGCTTCACGGAAACGCGCTTCAAGGGCTTAGGTGTCGCCAAATGGGGCAATGCTCATTGGTTCTTCGTTGACTGCATGAACAGGGAGGACGTAGCGAAGATTGGCCCGTCCTACCGAACTAAGACTGAAGCCCTAGCCGATGCCCATCGATTCGCCGGCGAACGCGGATACCGCGCCTAGCGCATTCTGGCTAGCTCTACTCTAGGGCTGGCATGAGCGCACTAGCTCAAGATTAAGCAGGCAAGGAGTTAAGGCAATGGCTGATTTCAGCGTCAATGATCAGGGAAGCATCGTACTAATCGAGCCAGTCTCGCAGGCTGCGGTTGACTGGGTCGAGGAGTTCATCGGCCAGGACAACGGCTTCCAACCCTACTGGCCTACGGTGGTAATCGAGCACCGATACGCGGACGACGTGATCGAAGGAATGATTAGCGACGGGCTAGAGCCCGCTTAGCATCCCCATGAGCTGCTAAAGGTTGGCAGTCAAGCTTGAAGGGAGTAGGCACCATGGTTATTGACTACGCGAGAGAGCAGGCACAGGCGCAGCTTGAAAGCATCAAGGAGATGCTAGCCAGGCTGGAACATGCGCAGGAGTGCGACGGCGACGACGTTGACACTTGTGAGCTACTGAACGAGACAGACTGCCCGTTTGGGCAGCCCAAACTCAAGTGTCCAGAACAGGATGCCGGGTGTTACGAGGAACTGAAGGAAGCAATCGAGGCAGGCGAGACACCTTGCGATGTATGTGGGATGCCTGCCTCATGGCATGAAAGCGAACAGGATGAGTTTGACGACTACCACGATGAGGACGCAGCCAAGCAGGCCATCAATGAGGACCCGCTAAGCGTAGAAGTACGCTCAAGCTGGCAGTCCCAGGGCGAAGAGCTGGAGCCTGCCGAGTACATGATCCTCCTCTGCACTGGCGGGCCAGCAGCCCGCATCATCGGCGACCTGAACCAGCATGGCGGCGCAGGTAGCGCACGGCTTGAGTATCAGGACTGGGGAACGCCCTGGACTGAGTACTTCGAGGATGGCGCTGGCTCCACGCTACTTGACTACGCGAATTATTTCCTGAGGCTCTAGTTCACGCCGGCTGCCTGCCTCGCAGGGATACGGGCAGCCGGAGCGCCCTAAAGCTCACGTGATTAGCAAGGAGTAAACACAATGGCAATCCTAATGCACGGCCATCACGCAGGCAGTCTGTTTACGGTTGGCCGCGAGCTCGGCGAGAGAGTAGAGCAGATTAAGCGAGAGAAGCCTGTAGCGGAACAGGCGCTAAGGCTGGCCCTCATCCAAGACGTGACGGCCCTACTGCCACAGACCAAGGCGAGGGCCGCGCACGACGAGGCGTTGGCCGCGCTCGACAAGGCGTGGGCCGCGCTCGACAAGGCGAGGGCCGCGCTCGACAAGGCGAGGGCCGCGCTCGACAAGGCGTGGGCCGCGCTCGACAAGGCGAGGGCCGCGTACGACAAGGCGAGGACCGCGTTCGACGAGGCGTTGGCCGCGCACGACGAGGCGT